AACGTTGCCGCCAGTTACTTCATTGGTAATGGGTCAGCGTTGACTGGTGTCACAGCCACCAGCGTCAATGCCAACAGCCTAACAGGTACAGTATTGAACTCAGGTGTGGTCACATCCAGTTTGACCTCAGTTGGTACACTAACCTCGTTGTCAGTGAGTGGCAATATCACTGGCGGTAATATTTCAGCAACAAATCACACAGGAACTGCGGTAAGTGTCACTGGTGGTGTAACAGCCGCGTCAGTGGCAGGCGGAGTAATTACCGGAACTTCAACAAGTGTTACTGGCACTACTACTGCTGCCAGTGTGGTCGGTGGAGTCATAACAGGATCAAGTACCAGTGTCACTGGCTCACAAACAGCGGCGTCAACTGTGGGCGGAGTAATCACTGGAAGTTCAAGTTCGGTAACTGGCGCAGTATCGGGTGCCAGTGCCAGTGTATCAGGTGGAGTCACAGCCGCCAGTGTAGCCGGCGGTGTTATTACTGGTACAAGCACATCAGTAACAGGAACACAAACTGCTGCCAGTACTGTGGGTGGTGTTATAACAGGCAGCAGTGCCAGTGTCACAGGAACAGTTACTGCCGCATCAACTGTGGGTGGTGTTATAACAGGTAGCTCAACCAGCGTAACTGGCACAGTCACAGCCGCATCAGTGGTTGGCGGAGTCATAACAGGATCAAGTGCCAGTGTCACTGGCAACGTCACCGGCGCCAATATTGTGGCCACTACAGCATTGACCAATGGCAATATCACAATCACCGGTGCCAATATTGTCAGTTCCGGCCAGACTTTAATTATTGATCCCAATGGAACTGGCGGGTCTGATGGCAATGTGATTATCGCTGGTAACTTGAGTGTTACTGGTAATGTGACCTATATCAACAGTAATAATGTCACTACAAACGACTTAACTATTAATGTGGCCAACAATGCGGCCACTGCCGCAGCTGCCAATGGTGGTGGTATTGGGGTCGGTCCGGCTGGTAGTGAATACATTTCGTTGACCTATAGCAGTTCATCCAATCTTTGGGTAGCCAGTAATGGATTAAATGTACAAGGTGTAACCAGTGCCAGTGGAAACGTCACTGGTGGTAACGTGTTAACCGGTGGATTAATTAGTTCAACTGGAAATATCACAGGTGGCAACATAAGTGCCACTAATCACACAGGAACCACAGTCAGTGTTACAGGCACACAAACTGCTGCCTCAACAGTGGGCGGAGTAATCACAGGAACTTCTACTTCTGTCACTGGCACACAAACTGCCGCAAGTACAGTGGGTGGAGTAATCACCGGAAGTTCAACATCTGTAACCGGCGCGGTAAGTGGTGCAAGTGCCAGTGTAAGTGGTGGTGTAACTGCTGCCAGTGTAGCAGGTGGTGTCATAACTGGATCAAGTTCAAGTGTCACTGGTTCTCAAACTGCTGCTAGTACAGTTGGTGGCGTCATAACTGGATCAAGCTCTAGTGTAACCGGTGCGGTAAGTGGAGCAAGTGCAAGTGTAAGTGGTGGAGTCACGGCCGCGTCAGTAGCAGGCGGCGTAATTACCGGAACTTCAACAAGTGTCACAGGAACAACCACAGCTGCCAGCGTTGTTGGTGGAGTAATCACCGGTAGTTCAACAAGTGTCACTGGCACTACTACAGCCGCAAGTGTTGTTGGTGGAGTAATCACTGGAACTTCAACAAGTGTCACAGGAACAACCACTGCCGCAAGTGTTGTGGGTGGTGTTATAACTGGAAGCAGTGTTAGTGTTACTGGTAATATCACAGGTGGCAATGTCCTATTTGGTTCAGGCACTGTGAGTGGCACTGGCAACATTTCAGCAGGTTACTTCATTGGTAATGGGTCGGCATTGACTGGCATCGCCGCCAGCAGCGTCAACGCCAATAGTTTAACAGGTACAGTATTGAACTCAGGTGTGGTCACCTCTAGTTTGACCTCGGTTGGCACACTCACAAGTTTAAGTGTAAGTGGCAACATCACATCAGGTAATATTTCAGCAACAAATCACACCGGTACCACAGTAAGTGTAACTGGCACTGTCACAGCCGCAAGCACTGTGGGTGGTGTTATTACCGGATCAAGTAGTTCAGTAACCGGAACACAAACAGCAGCCAGTACTGTGGGTGGTGTTATTACCGGTAGCAGTGCCAGTGTAACAGGTGCAGTGTCAGGTGCCAGTGCCAGTGTTAGTGGTGCTGTTACAGCAGCCTCAACTGTGGGTGGTGTTATTACCGGTAGTTCAACAAGTGTCACTGGAAGTCAAACCGCCGCCAGTACTGTGGGTGGTGTTATAACAGGCAGCAGTACCAGTGTCACAGGTACACAAACTGCCGCTTCAACAGTTGGTGGTGTAATCACTGGAAGCAGTGTTAGTGTCAGCGGTAATATCACAGGTGGCAATGTCCTATTTGGTTCAGGCACTGTGAGTGGCACTGGCAACATTTCAGCAGGTTACTTCATTGGTAATGGATCGGCATTGACCGGTATTACAGCCAGCGGCGTGACAAAAATTGAAAACGGCACCAGTAATGTATGGGTAACCACACCCGGCGGAGATGTGGCAGTCACAACAGGTGGCGCAGCAAATTTGGCTGTATTCAGCACCGGAGCATTGATCGTCAATGGAGCATTAGCTACTCCAAAAACCATTAGTGCCAACATCGCTGTGGCCGGCAATATTAACGGTCTGTTAATTGGTCCAGTAAACGTAGGAAACGCATATAATATCACGATTCCAGACTCGTCAACTCTATACACTTATACAAACGGTAGTACAGATATTGTCGGCACTAGTTTAAGTGTCAGTGGTGGTGTTACTGCTGCCAGTGTTGTTGGTGGAGTAATCACCGGTAGTTCAACAAGTGTCACAGGAACAACCACAGCCGCTAGTTTGGTTGGTGGTGTAATCACAGGTACAAGCGTAAGTGTTAGTGGTAACGTAACTGGTGGCAACATTGTAACTGGCGGCGCAATTTCTATCACTGGTGCAAGCACAGCAGCCAGCTACAGTGCCACAGGTAATATCACCGGCGGCAACTTATCAGTTGGTACAGGCACAATCATTGGTGGAAATCTCAGTGCAGGCACTGGTAACATCACCATGGGCAATATTGTCAACGGTAACGGAAATGGTATAGGTAATATTGGCAATTCTAGCATTTATTTTAATACCGTGTTTGCCAAGGCTACTTCAGCTCAATATGCCGACTTGGCAGAAAACTATGAAGCTGATGCAGTTTACGAACCGGGCACTGTTCTTTGCTTTGGCGGGTCTAAAGAAGTCACAGTTTGCAACCTTGAAAATTGTACTCGTGTAGCAGGTGTGGTTAGTACAAATCCAAGTTACTTGATGAACGCTGGGCAAACAGGTGATCATGTAGTTGCCGTGGCTCTGCAAGGTCGCGTGCCTACTAAAGTAACAGGACAAGTGCGCAAGGGCGACTTGATGGTGTCAGCTGGCAACGGTCGAGCCAAAGCCAACAACGAAGCCCGTGCGGGCACTATTATCGGTAAAGCATTGGCCGACAGTGATGGCGATGCGGTGATACAAGTAGTAGTTGGCCGCGACTAAAATGGCCGTTATTGGTAAAAAATAGCTAAATATAGGATAAAAGGAACGCAACATGGCACTTTCATTAGACGGCACAACAGGTATATCAGCTTCGGGTAATATCACCGGCGGCAACGTTATTGCCAGTGGATCATTGGTAGTAGGATCGTTTGCTCCAGCAAGTGTTTCGACTGCTGGTAACATAACTGGTGCTTATATCATTGGTAACGGCTCAGCGTTAACTGGCCTACCAGCTGGATATAGCAATTCCAACTTGGCCACACTAGGATCAAATGTAATATCAACAACCGGCACAATTACCAGCGGAAATATTACAGGTAGTAACATCTTAACAGGCGGATTGATCAGTGCCACCGGCAACATAAATGGTGGCAACTTGATTGTAACTGGCATAATAGTTGATAACACTGGTAATCTTGATTTGCAAACAACTGCAGCCAATGGCAATATTAATGTTATCGCAAACGGTACTGGTAATGTTACTTTTAATGCTAATATCATGCCAACTGCCAATGCCACATCCAATATTGGTAGCTCAACCTTATCGTTCAACACAATATTTGCCAAAGCAACTTCAGCACAATACGCTGACTTGGCAGAGATGTATTGTGCTGACTCAGAATATACTCCTGGAACTGTGCTTGATTTTGGCGGAACTGAAGAAGTCACAATCACAACACAGTCACACAGCACCCAAGTGGCTGGCATTGTGAGTACAAATCCCAGCTACTTGATGAACAGCACACTTACCTGTGTCAATGCTGTACAAGTGGCCCTGGTTGGTCGAGTTCCTTGTTCAGTAGTTGGCACAATACGCAAAGGTGATCGATTGGTATCCAGTGATAGGCCCGGAGTTGCTCAAGCTCTGAATACAAATTTATACCAGCCCGGTTGTATCGTTGGTAAAGCCTTAGAAGAATACAATTCAACAGAACCGGGAGTAATAGAAGTAGCAGTAGGCAACACATAATGCAAGCCAGATACAGATCTGACTATGCTGGCGAATTTGTCATACTTGAATCAACCTGGTCCGGCGGTAAAAAAACAGAAACACGCGAATGGATTCCAAACCCCATTGAAAACCAACATATCTCTGGTCGTGCTGCCTGTATTGGTAGCAATTTAGACCGACAACAGTTTAACTATACAATATTGCAACGTCATCGTGGCGGACTATTAGGTTCAAAAAAATTGCAAGTCTATGGCACTGGTGCAATTGCTCACGAAATGCGATTGGATTTTGCAGTAGAAACACAACTAGATAATCTGAATAAAATTCTAGAAACGGGTTATCAACGAGACAACATTGTTTATACCACTCCACGAAATTGTATTGCCAACCCAGGAGAATTTTATCTAATTCCATATCGTCCTAGATTGATTGACTTGGCCACTGTGATATATCTTGCTGCGTTTGATGGTCACCGAGAAATATTTTTATTAGGCTACACTGATGAAACCAACGGAGGCAATGACAGCTGGATTGGACAGATTGCCGATATATTTTCTTCCTATGCCGGAGTTAAATTTTATCTAGTAGGAGAAGCAACTCGTATGCCCGATGTATGGGTCAATTGTTTTAACACACAAACAATGACCTACCGAGACTTTATCGGTTATTGCGACGTTTGAACACTGGCTTCTATAGTTAGAATCTTGCTTTGCACCGCGTCAAAATTCACAGTTGACCATAGGCCTGGATGCATGGGTTTGGGCCAGGTACCCGAATCAATCCAAGCATAGCCCAAGTGTTCGTTGTTCAGTACCGGTTGAAATTCCGTGTCAACAATACAGAAAAAAGTATGGTATTCAAATCCAGAATCCACTGTGGTAAATTTTTCCAAAGGAATCATTCTAAAATATTCTGGAACAAATCCTAATTCTTGACGGCATTCGCGATTCATAGCATCCAGTAAAGTTTCTCCAGCCTCCACACGACCCCCGGGCAAGCCCCAGGCACCTGGATGTTTGGGATCGCTACGCATGAGATATAGATACCGGCGGGTGTTAATAGCATAAAACCAAACTCCTACCGCTTTTATAATACTAGACTCCACGAGCCTCCCTGATAAAGTCCTTGATAACTCTTGACCCACGCTGAGCCAGTCCAACGATATTGTAATTCTGTAGTAATATTTGTGACATACTGTATATTATCTGGACTTGAAACACTGTCAAAAGAAACTTGCCACTGTGTGCCAGTGTATTCTACAATATCATTGGCACGGGCTATCAATGGTTGGCCGCCTGTACCGGCCCAGGCATCAGGATTGGTTAACCCTGGGTTATCGTATGATCCTGTGGCCTGTGTAAACAGATACCGTTGGCCTGCTGCAGCCACAGCCAATCCATCACCTGGACCGCTGGTAAGAGGATCAATCACAGCCGTAACTGCCGCCAAGGTATTGGGTGGAACAGTTCCAGTGTCTACAGTAAACAACAAAAATCTATCATCGGTGGGATCATAGGCTACGGTACCACTTACGTCAGTGCCATCTGGTTGTTCTAGGGTAACATAACTGATTCCAGGACGCAAAGTACCGTACATACCTATCACACTGTGCCATAATAAATTACTAGATGGACTGTCAGGTGGCACCAAACTCTCGTTGGGTTCGTCTATGACCTGTTGTTGGCGTAGGGCCTGTAGTTTGCCATCGATCAATAAAATTTGGTAGCCATATGGTGTAAATCGTTGCCGTGTACCCAACAATAAATCGCTGTTGGTTAGGGCATTGGTGAGATCGCCTTGTGCGTCATACACACTGGCAATAATACGTTCAACCACGCCCAACTTCTTGACCTTGGCTGGTGGAGTAATCCACATGGGCAAAGTAAACGATAATGTAGCAACATCAATAGGATTGTCAGTATTAATAGGCACAGTCCTGCTGGTCCAACGCACATCTTTAAGATACAGCACAGTCAGGCTGGTCCAATCAATGTAGTTGTCAGTGCTTTGGATTTCTAAACCTGGGTTAAACAAAGTTAAGATCTGTTCCAGTAACTGCATTTTTTGATTGGTGTTGCTGGTCCATATGTCAAGATTTATAGTCATTTCATATGGCACAGGCATAGCACGTTCAATAGTAAATGCGTTGCCTTGCGTGGTTTCGTAAGTGTCTGTGGCCGTGTCATAGGTGCGTTGTCTTACTCTGATGTTGTCCACGAAATAAGGTTCCTGCATACGTGGGCGATCATATTTTAAATCTGTCACATAAAATGACATCATTGGAGTTGACGGCATGTCATTGGCCGAATTGTTTTGCAATATGGTCTGTGCTTGTCGACTAGAATCACCGTAGCGTACCGGAACACGTACCAAGGTATCTACATCACTTCCGGGACCTTGCCCGGCTTGGTTGGCACCATACTCCACATCAAAGTTGCTGAACACTCTGGCAAACTGTAACAGAAAGCGTCGTATTTGTTGGTCATAAAAGAAGGACGCCACTATAGTTCTCCTCTTTTACGAGCTTCTCTAGTATATGCTGATTGACTCATTAAAATTTTTGTGCTTTCTTTATGTATCTTGCCCTTCATTGGACCACCATCTCGTCTTTTCCACCCACCTTCTCGGCCTTCTCTTCTTCTTTGAGCGTGTTCATCTTTCTTGACCCTGCGCATCTTTTCAATACTTTCTGCGTTGTGTGTTTTGTTGCCTCCAGCTTCGCGATTATTATAAACTTCGCCACCCAAGCGATAGTGATTCAACCATTTAGCTTCAAGTTCACTTAGTTGTTCTACTGTATCTGCTTGATCAATTATTTCCCATAAAAAATTTTCTACTTCATGTTTTCTCATACTATCATATAGATGACTCTTTTTACCTTTGCGAGCATCAGCTTGGTGACTATACCAACGCATTTTTGGATTGGTTTGAACAGTTTGACCAATGTATATCTTACCGTTAATGCAATTAGTAATTTTATAGATAATCATATTATCTCCCTGGAGGTCTTGGGTTGGCAGGTGTAATATTGCCACCTTGGTCACCGTTATCGGGTTGAATTTCCAAAATCTTACTAAGACTTTGTCGACTTGGAATGTTACCAATGTCTGTAGTAGGCACTGTGTAGGTATTGTTTACAAAGCTGGCTCGTTGTGTAAGTGCCAAGGTAGCATAGTCAAGATCAGTACGCACATTGTCGGTGATGGCCAACCAAGCCCGCCCATCAAATCTAAACAGACGATTGGGGAAATAGTCCAGCCGCAGACAGTAGTTACCGGCTACTGGTGTGGGCGGAAATTGTACACCTGGAGTAACTGGTAATCCGTTTGGGGCATGAGTTGATCCTGTAAGATATCCTTGTGCGTAGCCAAATCCTTTAGGCGTAATTCCCTCACCAGGCTGTGTGCCGTCTACGGTATTTGTAGTATTGTCAGCAGTGAGTCCAGCACTGCCGGGTTCACCATTGGGTCCGGTGGGCAAGATATAAAATTTAACATTGTCGTAGCCACTGAGTGGAACATCCTCATAGGCCTGTGTAAGTATAGCATCATTGATCTGTAAATCACGAGGTCTGGTTGTTTGTTTATCACCTACTGTGGCAGGTGTGGTCACTGTCCAATATTCAGTGTTGGTAATATCAGTACCAGGCGGAACATTTTTATTAGCGGTATAGTAGATACCACCGTTGTTGACCACTTCGCCTTGCGGATAAAAATTACCAGGATCCCAGATATTTTCTGGCATAAATGGTTGATCGATAATCTGGCTGTATTCTTGAGCATTGACCATGGGTGTGGCCTTGACTCGCCATAGGTGTGGCAACCAAGTAACACTGAATCCTTCTGACGCAAAATTAGCATCTTGGATCACGTAATACCTAGGCAACGCCTTGACCAGGGCAGTATCTAAGGGATGATAATCTTTTAAGTTAGGAACCTCAATCACATCTCCTGACATGAGTTTGCGTCCAAAGGTGTCAATCATGTCATTGTAGTGGAATGTGATAAACAAGGTATCACCATTTAAAAACAA